TGCCATTATCCGCGAATCTTCATAATCCGCAGAACGGCAATTTATAGAATATCGATAATTTCCATATTCCATGCCTGCGAGGAAAGTACCGGACATATAAAAATTTATTGACTCTGTGCCTGTGAAATCCTGCGGGATTATTATCCCATCGAATAACGCTTTGACAGTCGTACTCGCTTCGTAGTCGTCAAGTAAAGCCGTAATACCGGCTACGTTAAGAGCTGTGTATATGTCTTCAGAATTAAACATTTGTTCTCTTTACGTGTTCATACATTTTATCGTTGCAGGCTTTGATAACGTCCTTAACTGCCATACCCTTAACTACTATGTCAATAGCGGGCCGAAAGTGAGGCTGTGCGTCCATCTTACGGGTCCCGAACTCCTGATAGGTTGCATAGTCCAGGGCCGAGCCGACATAAGCCTCAAACTCTTTTGGCTTTGCTGATATTTTAACTTGCGCTTTCTCTCCGCCGCCGTTATTAAATCCGCCTGTTTTTTCCGGAGTGACATACATATAAGAGTTGCGGAGTTGGCCGCCTTTCCCTACTTCTTTATTTACCGGCGCAAGTGCTTTAATCTGAGCTACAACGTTAATCGCAATTCTTAAATTAGCCTCTGTAACTCCGGCGTTACATCCCTTCAGAGGATCACCGTACTTTTTTATTTCTACAAAACTGGACATTAGAACCTCTTTACCGGTATCTGTACAACTGCATTTTGATTCGCGATATTATCGACATAAATAACAGAGTATGTTGTCCCGCCAATTACTACTTTTGCATTCTCGTTTATTGCAACTTTGTAATCGTCATAATCCATTGAGATAAGCCCGGCGACTTCAGGCCTTAATTTCTCACTTACCATTCTTTCAGCTTTTGCGCCTATCCAGAAAAGTACGTCTACGGTTAAATCGGGATCTTCTAAAAATACCGATGTAACTTTCCCGCCTGTTACGGTGTTTGTTTTGTTATAAAACTCAGCTTTAACGAGAAAGTTATTATCGGACATTTCTTTTATATATCCCATCTATCCCACCTGGGCGAAGGGCACGCCTAAATCATCAATTAAAACTTGCGGATAATCATACTGCGAATTAAGCTCAGATTGTGCATAACTCTTTGATATACCGCCGTACGATTCCGCGCTTACTTTCCGCTTCCCTACCGCGTCAATTGACATCTTGCTTATCTTATACCATATCATTTTACTTATTGCCGGCCATTGACCTATTAAAATAGTTGGAACAACATATATCCCGCTTATTGTTGCGGCGGCTGATAAAGTATATATCCCTGTGACCGCGTTGTAATTTGACAGATAAGTATCGGCAGGTATTCCTGTGCCCTGTATTACTTGACCTTCTGCGAACTCTCCGGAAGAATAGCTTACATCGTCAAAATTTAAAATACCAAAATCGATATTAGTTGAACCGACAACGAAAACAGCCGAGACATATTTATCAAAGTTGTTTCCAAGTATCCGGCGCACATCGCTTGACACTATCGGTATCATTGCATCAATCTGAATGTCGTATATACCGCCTTCTATGCCGAGCTGTGTCTTAACTATCGATTTTGATAATAAATTTATCATTTATAACCTTCTAACGATTATAGTAATCAAACCTCTATCCGCCGCGCCGTTAGCATCAACAGATACCGCATCACCCTCTTTGAGTGTCGAATATGCGTCGTCTATAGTCGTTGCCCTTGTGATATTAGTATCAGTTGCGCAGACTATAGCATTGCTGATATTGGACGATCCTTTCTTTAATGTCATTGTCCCTGCTCCGTTCGTTGCGCGACATTGAACTATTATATCAATGACTTCGCAGGCAAACGGAATAGGAACGGCTATTTCACCTGTAGCATCCGCAATAACCGAACAATAAAGAGCGTATGTGTCGGCAAGTTTTTCGTATTTAGAATCTAACATTTTTTAACCTCGATATTTAAAAGGGGATTTTACACCCCTTTAAAATTAACCTATGAAATTACATACAAATTCGGAATTGATTACTTTAAAACCATAAGCAAGATGCAGAGACCATGTAACCATACCGAAACCGACTGTCTCGCAAAGTAGATAAGACAATCCTTTATCGTCAGTTATAAGCATTTGGCTTATAATCGATGAAGGCGGGATTATCGGAGGTCTCATTACACCTACTACCGCGCTTCTTTCAAACGCGAGATTCGCTGTATAGTTCGCTCCTAATACCGCTTCGGTTGCATCTACTATCGCAGTCCTGAGACCGGGCCGACCGATTATAATATTACCAGCTGCCGCCCCTGATAAGGTGGACGGGTCATTGATAACATATTTAACGGTTGCATGATTGGAAAATGTAACTACATCACCGGCTATGATCGTTCCAGAGTCTGAGCCTTCTAGTGCTACAGTAGTTACGCCAATAGCGTTACCGCCTGCAATAGAGTCAGCGTTAAGCATAGTTCCTTTAGTATGTGATGCGATGCCTGCGGATTCTTTTATAGCAAACCCGAATTGCCGTAAAAAATTCCCTGTACGTCTTTCGGCATCAGTACCTGCCTGATCTGCCTGTTGAATTATTGCGAGTTTGCGAGCGTTGAGTCCTGCATTAGTATCAATAACCATTTGAAGATCAGCCATCGGCGCGCCGTTATCTTTTAATATTTTATAAATATTGGCGATGTCGTCGATAGTTGTTGCGAATGGAGTTGTTGCGGGAGTTCCCCACGCGCGCGATGCGCCTTTATAGATTACAGAACAAGCCGCAGCTTCCGCCGCATTCCTTAACGATCTCATGCCCTGCTTAATCATCTGACTTACCCATTCTTTATCAGATTCGGCATTAGCGAGTGATTTCTGTTGCTCTCCTGTCAAGTGCCACATGGTTTCTTGATTTGCTGTTATTATAACAGCTATCGATTCTGCTATCTTGTCCGTTCCTGCTGCTTTAGTCATTGCAGGAGTGAAAGTTGTCACTGCTGCAGCCGGCGCAACCGGTACGGTTACAGAGTCGCCTATTGCTACGCCTTTGGAGTCAAAATTCATATTGATAGAATCGAGAGCGCCCATAGGCTCTTGTGCTACTTCTTTAGCCGCCGAAAATAATGTCGGCGCAAGTGCTGTAAATGTATTTCCCATAATTATAACCTCTTATGATTGTATTGAACCGCCTTCACTCATGAACTTTTGCTGTTCTTTCGGTGACATGGCAGCCCATTGTATTTCTGTTACTGTTTTGCCTTTCGGTAGCGCGCCGTTTAGCGGAGCTTTACCGCCTAACCTTTTATTGACTTCGACTTCAATTCGCTTGTTGACTTCGGCTTCAAAATAAGTTGTAAAGGCTTTTACATCTTTAACGATTTCATCTTCATCTGAACCGTTGATGCGTTTTGCAAATTCCTTTGGTAACCCCGCATCAAAAATTGCAGTTTCAATTATTCGTTGTTTTTTAATTTCTTCAGTTTCCCGAAGTATCTTCTCTTTTTCTGCTTTCGCCGACTCGATCTCTTTTGCGGCTCTTGATTTTTCGTCTAACTTTTCAAGCTCTTTTGCTTCAAGGTCTTTCTGCAATTTGGAGTTTGCCTTATTTAATCCGGCTATCTCTGCTTTGTACTTTGATTCAAATTCTATTTGAGCTTCTTTGATTTTAGTTTGAATTAACTCTTCTACGGTCGGCTTCTGTTCCTGAGACTGACTGGCGTCCTTCTCCTGAAGTTTTACATCTTCCATGATTTTCTCCTATAATATTTAATTTGTTTTAAAAAGTCAAGTACAATTTTATTTTAATCCTTTTTCAACTGCCCACTCTTCGTATGTTTTATAGCTGAATACTTCATTCTCGCCTGTGACCGGATCACGTCCGCGTCTCGCCTCCGGCATAAAATCCCCAATGACTTCAGCTATCGAACAGCGACAATTTATATTATTAGATGCTTCCCTGAAATTACCAGGCGATAAAGCTCTGTCACCGTCACTTGTTACGAACTCTTCATCCGGTCTGATCTTCTCGCCGTCAAGTTCGGCGTGTGTGTCTCGCGTCCGATCGTCAAGCGTTGCAATCCATATCTTATATACGTCTTGACCATCTGCCTGCAAGCTCATTGATTGCGCGTATGCGGCGTCATTCATAACTCTGTTAGATTCTGTTTGCACTATCCGGAGTGTTTTATACAGCGCGCCAGAATATGCTTTCTCACCGTTGATTATCATAGTTTCGCCAATAGTCCGGCGTAATGCTCTTGTTATGTCTGTATAAGATTGTCCAGAAACAAGTCCTTGCGATAACTGCGAAAGAATAGTCCTTAACCCTGCTGTCGAATTAGCTTTGAGAAGTTCTGCGAGTGTGCCTGTCATTGGTTGATATAAACTCATGCTCCCATATCGGTTAATTATACTTTGTGTAATATTTTTCCAGTTCTGAACAGTACCATTAATAGCAAGTGACATTAAATCTTTTGGGATTGCTCTTACCGCTAAATCAGGGATTAACCAAGATGCTGCAAACATTTGCCTATTATATAC